CTGCAGCAGTACCTGGCCCGTGCTGGCACATGGTTTCTGCAAGGCATGGTGGCGCGTGTGATGCAACCCGGCATCAAGTTCGATTACATGATGATCCTGGAGGGGCAGCAGGGCCTGCGCAAGTCCACCTTGCTGTCCACCCTGGCTGGTGACTGGTTCGCAGACACGGGCCTGAACCTGGGCGACAAGGACAGCTATCAGCAGCTCCAGGGGATCTGGCTGTATGAGATCGGTGAGCTCGATGCGTTCAGCCGGGCCGACATCACCGAGATCAAGCGATTCGTCGCATCTACTGAGGACTACTTTCGCGCCAGCTTTGACCGGCGTGCTCGCAAGTACCCGCGCCAGGTGGTCTTCGGTGGGTCCACCAATGAGCGACGTTACCTGAGCGACGCCACAGGCAACAGGCGCTTCTGGCCAGTGGGCGTTACCCGGTTGATCGACATCGACTGGGTGGTGGCGAACCGTGATCAGTTGTTCGCTGAGGCCATGGTGCGGTTCAGGGCAGGGGAGCGCATGCACCCCACTCAGGATGAAGAGGAACGGCTGTTCAAGCCTCAGCAGGAACTGCGCGAGTCGTCCAGCTCGATCGCCGATGAAGTGGCCGCTTATGTCACGACGCACCCCGCAGGTTCGTCGATGGCCAAGACCACGCTGGTCAACGTGCTGCATTGCATCGGCATCGAGATTGAAAAGCTCGGCCTTGGCCGGCATCACGAAAAGCAGGCCGCTGCGGCACTGCGCAAGCTCGGCTGGGAAGAAAAGCGCGCCTCAGCACCACCACGGCCATGGGAGTGGCACCGGCCGAAGGCCGCACACGCCCCCACGGTTCAACCATCCACGCCCACGCAGGGCACTCAACCACAGGAGGGCGACGATGACTGCCCGTTCTGACCAGCGATCGCGCGGCGGCGCGGAAAAGGTCGGGGCAGTCGTGCCTGACGCCATGTAGAGCTTCATCGCGGCCGGGCGCCCCCGGATGTCCATGTGTCCATGACTTTCCTGTGAGTGCACAGGCCTTCAGCTACTGCTGGGCTGTGCACTCCAGGCGGAGCCATGCCCATGAATGTCCAGGCGTCCACCGAACAGCGCAGGCGTGTGCAGCGAGTGCGGGCGCCTGCACGCGCGCAAGCGCAATCACCCTCGCCTTCATTCCTCAATCAAAAGTGATGGACAGACGGACATGACAGATCAGAAGAAACCCAGCATGAAAGAGTTGATGCCGAAAGTCGCTGAGATGGTGGCTGAGAGGCGCAGGGACTGGGGCGATGCCCATGTGACCGATGCTGTGACTCGGGGCATGCGTGGTGAGCGCAACTGCTTCTATGCGTTCGAGCGTGGCCACATCGTCGGCACGCCGTTTGACCATCGGTTTGATCTGGACGCCATCGCCAAGATGGGCGCGATGTTGGAGGGTGCGGCCTTCATGGTCATGCGTCAGCCTGAGGGGATGAGTGATGGCCAAACTTGAGTGGGTCCATCAGCGCCTGGAGCGCTGGGCTGAGTGGGTGGCGCGTGGTAAGGCCTGTTCGCGTGGCATGTTGCCGATGTTCAGGGGGCAACCCAGTGAGGTGGTCAGGCCGCTGCAAGGCGTGACGCTGGATGAGGCTGAGTGCTGGCGGACCGAGAAGGCCATCATGGCGCTCCCGGCCTGGCTGCCTGAAACCGTGATGACGTACTACCTAAGCGGTAGCGCAGCAGCTCAGGAACGGCAGGGCATCACACGGTTTGCCCTGGCGCAGCGAATGACCAGGGCTCACAAGCTGCTGGCTGATGCGTTCCTGGCTGAGCTGGACCCGAACCGTGATGTGTCGAAGGGGGTTTTAAACCATTAACGGTCATGGTACATTTCAGGCAACCTTGAAATCAGTGCGACTTGAGCGCACTCACCGCGCCCCGCTGGAGTCATCCACCGGGGCGCTTTGCTTCGTGCTGCCATGCCCAAAGCTGCCCCACGTCCCTGTGTTGTGTGTGGTGTGGCCGTTCATGACGGATCATTACGCTGTGCTGCTCACAAGAAGCCAGACCGGCCTGTGTGGGCTCAGGCTGCTGACTACAAACGTGTGAGCGGTCGTCGTCTGCAGCGTCAGCGTGCTGAGTTGTTTGCCCGTGAGCCGAACTGCAGGCACTGCGCCGCGCAGGGCTTTGTGACGCTCGCTGTGATCCGTGACCACATCAAGCCACTGGCTGAAGGCGGGGCGGATGACGACGACAACGTGCAGCCCCTGTGCCAGGCCTGCAGCGACGCGAAGACCCGGGCGGAGGCCCGGCGCGGGCGGGCGCGCGGGGTGGGGGGGGCGGTGAAAAGTCCAGAGGGTGGCAAGCGGAAACCGCCTGCCTAACCGCCAATTCATGGCGCTCTGTTTTTTGGAAGGGGGGGGTTAAAGCAGCGGCCTCCCTGTAGCGCTGGAATCAGGCCAGGAATGCAAACGCGACCCTGGATCGGAGACAGACTGACATGAGCGGATCTGACATCACTGCTGAAGACCAGGCCGACGCCGGGTTGCCTGAGGCGCCTGAGTCGTCTGGAGGACCGGGCTCGCCCGCGCCTCCGCCTGGCGCAAACCTGACCACGCAAGAGCGGCGCGTGTATGAGTACCTGTGCACCGTGCTGCGCGATGCGAACCTGGAGCACATGACGCTGGGCGTCACGCTGTGCCTGGTCAGCCAGACCTGGGTGGCCCTGTGCGACGCACGCAAGAAGTGCCGCGAGAAGGGGCGTACGCAAGAGTCGAAGAACGGCTGGCACTCGCCCACCCCGTGGGCCGATGAGGAAAACCGATGCATGCGAACGCTGCTGGATCTGCTGCCGCGAGCAGGCCTGGATCTGCTGACGCTGGCGAAGGTTCGCAAGGAGCTCGGCGACGAAAGCCCGCAAGACGATCTCTTCGGCGACCTGGTCGAACACGCCCGAAGCTCACCAAGCGCCAGATCGCTGAACTGACGCCGGCTGCGCTGGAGCCCTGGGATGAACAGTACGGCTTGCCCGTGCTACGTGGCGAGGTGGTGGTCGGGCGCGTGCTGTTCCTGGCGGTGTTGCGCCACTATGAGGATTTGATCCACGGGCCTGCGCGCGGCCTGGTGTTCTCACCGGCCCACAGCTATCACGCCATCGGCTCGATTGAGAAGTTCTTTCGGCACGTCAAGGGGCCGCTGGCGGGGCAGCCCATCATCCTGGACCCGTGGCAGCGGTTCTGGACGGCGGTTAAGTTTGGCTGGCTGCGGGCAGACACCGGCCTGCGCAGGTTCACGCGGGCCTATGAGAAGGTCGCCCGCAAAAACGGTAAGTCGACGTGGAAGGGCCCTGAAGCCTTCCACATGTTCGCGATGGATGGCGAGGCTGGCGCGGAGGTCTACGCCGTGGCCACGACGCGTGCGCAGGCCATGACGGTCTGTGGCCCGGTCTTCGCGAACGTGCGCCGCATGGCTCGCCAGTCGCCGGGCGTGAAGCGGTCGTTCAGGGTGTATGACGGCCTGAACCAGGAACGTGTGGTGATGGGCGATTCGGTGTTCGCGCCGTTGCCCGCTAACGCTGAGAACCTGGACGGGGCGAACCCATCGGTCGTGGTTTACGACGAGCTGCACGCTGCGCGTACGCGTGAGCTGTGGGACGACATGGAATCGGCCATGGGCGCCCGGACCCAGCCGATGCTGGGCGCGATCACGACGGCCGGGTTCATCCTGGACGGCATCTGTGTTGAGCTTGAGCAGTACCTGATCAGCGTGCTGCAGGGGGACATTGAAGACGACGCGTTGTTTGGCTACTGCTACGACCTGGACGTGGATGACGACCCGTTCGATGAGGCTGTGTGGCCAAAAGCGAACCCGGGCCTGGGACGGTCGAAAACGTGGGAGTACATGCGCAGCGTGGCCCGCAAGGCGAAGGCCTTGCCCAGCGCGCGGGTGAACTTCTTCACCAAAGACCTGAACCGCTGGTGCAACAGCGCAGAGGGCTGGTTTGACATCGATGTTTGGGACAAGTGCGGTAAGCGGCGCTTCGGTCCTGAGGTGCTGGCCAGGCTTCGTGGTCGTCGGTGCTTTGGTGGGCTTGACCTGGCTGCCACGCGCGACTTGACTGCGCTGTCGCTGGTCTTCCCGCCTGATGACGACGATGACGACTGGGTCGTGCTGGTGTGGCACTGGTGTTCGCAGCAGAAGGTTGAAGAACAGTCGTACGACGACAAAGCGAACTATCCGAAGTGGGCGCAGGCTGGGTGGTTGACAGCGACCGAAGGCAACAGCAACGACTACGGACCTGTCAAAGAGAAGGTGCTGTGGGCTCGACAGTTCTTCGAGCTGGTCGAGCTGGGCTTTGATGCGTGGAACGCTCGCCAGCTTGCGAACGAGCTGCAGGACCTGGACGTGCCCATGGTCGAGGTGCCGCAAAACACGGGCGGCATGTACCCGGGTTCGAAGCGCCTGGAAATGCTGGTCTATGACTGCAAGCTGGAGCACTTCGGCAACCCGGTACTGCGCTGGGGCGCTGAGAACGTGGCGCTGCTGTTCGATTCGAATGGCAACTTCCGGCCGGACAAAAAGAAGTCCCGGCCGAAGGGTCGGATTGATGGGATTGTGGCCACGGTCATTGCCCTGAGCAGGGCGGTCGTGCATGACCCGAATGGCAGCAACATCAAGCAAGGAATTGTCGAGTTATGAGCAACGTGATCAAGCTCAGTGAGCTGCCACCGCTGCCGCGTGAGCAGCAGCCGGTGGCCGCCACGGTCAGCAATGAGACCACGGTGCTCAGCTCTGACCCGCGCGTGGTGGAGTTCTTCGGCGGTACCGTGGCCGCATCTGGCATGGCAGTCACCGCCACCACCGCGCAGCGTGTGGCCACGGTTTACGCCTGCATGGCTCGCATCGCTGGAGGCATCAGCACGATGCCGCTGCGGATCTATGAGCGCGTGTGGGACAGCAATGCAGGGCTGTATCAACGCAAGCCGGTGGACGATGCCGATCTGTTCTGGCTGCTGAACGAGCAGCCGACGGCGGCTTTTACTGCGGCCTCGGGCTGGGAGCTGATCACTCAGTCGGTGCTGCTGCGTGGCGACGGGTTCAAGTGGATGCGGCGCAAGCGCTCGGGCAAGATCGATGAGATCGTGCCGCTGGACTGGGGTGCTGTGACGCCGCGCAGGCAGGCAAACCATGGCCGGCTGATCTACGCCGTGAACGATGGCTATAACGCCACCGGAGTCGATCAGGACGACATGCTGCACTTGTCGGGCCTGGGCTTCAATGGTGAGCGTGCACCCAGCGTGATCCAGTACGCGGCGCGCCAGGCCATCGGTAACGCGCTGGCCATGGATGAGTACAGCGGGAAGGTATTTCAGGGCGGTGCTCACCATTCGATGGTGCTGGAGACCGACAAGACGATCAAAGAACCGGTGTTGGAGACGATGCGCCGGCAGTTTGCTGAGAGGTACAGCGGCATCGACAACGCGCACCGCATGCCGCTGATCTTGACCGAGGGGCTGACGGCCAAGCCGGTGACGATGAGCGCTGAAGATGCTCAGTTGCTCGAAAGCAAGCGCTTCCAGGTGATCGACATCTGCCGTGCGTTCGGTGTGCCGCCCCACATGGTGGGCGAAACGTCGGCATCGACCACCTGGGGCAGTGGACTGGAGGCCATGGGCCGCGCGTTTGTGACCTACACGCTGAACCCGCACTTGCGGCGGTTTGAGCAAGAGCTGAACCGCAAGCTGTTCCGCACCGTGCGGTTCTATGTCGAGTTTGACCGCGAAGCGCTGATGGCGGGCGACAGCAAGGCGCAGTCCGATTCTGACAAGGCCAGCTTGGGCGGGCCCGGTGCCGGGCCTGGCTGGGAGTCGGTGAACGGGGTGCGTCGACGGCGCAACCTGACGCCGATCGATGACCCGAAGTACGACGTGCCGTACTGGCCACCGGACAAGGCGGCCGGCGCCACCAGTCAACCACCCGCCCGGCCTGGTGAGCCTGACGAAGACCCTGATCACCCTGCCCACCGCAGGCCTGGAGAACACCCGTGAAACGACACATGATCCAAATGAACCGGCTGCTGCAGCTCATGCGCGACAACGCGCAGCCGGGCGAGCGCAAGCCGCTCAACCTGGTGCGCAACGAAGACACGGGTGAGGCCACGCTGTACCTGTACGACGTGATCGATCCCTGGTGGGGCCTGAGCGCTGAAGAGATGGCAAAAACCATCAGCGGCCTGAAGGATGTGCAGACCCTGCACCTGCGCATCAACTCGCCAGGTGGCGACGTGTTCGAGGGGCGCTCGATGCGCACGGCCCTGGCTGAGTTCAAGGGCAAGACCGTGGCACACGTTGACGGCTTGTGCGCCAGCGCAGCCACGACCGTGGCCGATGGTTGCAGCGAGATCGTCATGGTGCCTGGGTCGTTCTGGATGATCCACAACGGCTGGACGCTGGGGTGGGGCAACAAGCACGACCTGGGCAAGACCGTGAACCTGCTGGAAAAGGTCGACGCCGCGATCGCAGCCGACTACGTGCGGCGCACTGGTGTTGACCTGGCGCAGGTCGTGCAGTGGATGGACGATGAGACCTGGTTCGAGGCCTCAGAGGCAGTCGAGCAGGGCTTTGCCACCATGGTGGTCGATGACGCCGCTGTGCCTGAGGATGGCCAGGCATCAAACTGGGTGCTGAACGCCTACAACAAGGTGCCGAAAGCCCTTGTGCAGGCGCCTGCACAGCGCAAGCCTGTGAACGCACCAGAGCCCGACTGGGCCGCGCAGCGTGCCGCGAACGAGCGGCGCCTGCAGCTTTTCTCGTTGACCTGACGCGCTCGCGCTTCGGGTTGTTGCCCGCCTGGGGTCAGGTGGGCTTTTTTTTGCTCAATCGAAAGGAAACCACCATGAGCATTCAAGCTCTGCGCGAGCGCAAAAACATCCTGGTCAACCAGGTCAAGAACCA